ATCCAGAAGAAGTTATTAGCAGTTTTTGACAGGTCGCTCTCAAGCTCCTTAACAGCTTCGATAACCTTGTCGCCTGTCTTTCCTGTCAGTGACTTTATATCCTTGACCCCAAAGTAGATGGAGCCTTTCTTATATGAAAACTTATTAGAGAAGCTGCATATATTGGGAGTCTTGGTCTCTATATCAAACAGCTTTGCTTCAGAAACCAGCTCGTATATTTCCTCATGCGGATCTTGCTTCTCGTTTGCATAGTATAGATATGACAAGAAAAATTCTTTAGTATGGTGAGCCTTATAAAAAGCACTCCAGTATGAACACATAGCATATGCTACAGCGTGAGACTTGTTAAAGGAATACCTTGAGGATTTTTCAATCCAGCTAAATATTTCCTCCGCAATATCATTGCTAACAATCCCCTCGCTGGCAGAACCCTCTAAGAAGGACTCCTTGACTTCAGCCATGAGGCTGGCCTTCTTCTTACCAATCGCCTTCCTGAGAACGTCTGCTTCTTGTAGATTAAATCCAGCAATCTTCTGGGCAATTCTCATGGACTGCTCTTGGTAGACAAGAACCCCATACGTTGGTCTCAGTATTTCCTCAAGCGCTTCATGTAAATAGGTTACCTCTTCTATACCTCTCTTGCGATCCACATACCTCTGGGTCATGGATTTACCATCAGATATAGCCTTAAGACATCCGGGTCTAATGAGGGCTATTAATGCAGACAGCTCTTCCATGCTGGAGGGCTTGAGTTTTTTAGACCAAGACTTACCTAGGTTACTTTCCAACTGGAAGACACCCTTAGTCTTGCCCTCTTCAAATAAAGACCACGTTAGTTCGCAATCATAATCAATTTCCTGAGTTTTTTCAGGAGATATACAATTCACCATCTGCAAAAGCCTTCTCAATATTTAAAGTCCTGTAAACCGCTCTGTGTGTCTTCATGAACTTGATCATGAGGTTGGCGGTATCCTTAACATCTTGGAGGGCGTCGTGAGCGTTCTCTGTTGACATGCCCATCCTTTCCCTGATTGCGTCCATGCTACGAGACTTTACACTGGGGTCACCCTCTGTCCACATGTAGTAATTATCCATCATGTCAACCTTGTTAATCTTGTTAAACAGTTTTTGTTGGCCGCGCTCTTTGTCGTATGGCCCATACTGCTCACAAAGCCTGTTGATTATAACCATGTCAAAGCCTATGATATTAAAACCAGCAGGAATAGGGGCGAACCACTGGGTGCCCTTCCAGTTGTACTGGTCTACAAACTTGACAAACTTGTTCCATACGGATTTTAAACTCGGTGCCTTATGTAGCTGCGTTCTGGTCTTGCCAGTTATACGCAAAGCCTCATCCTCTACAGGGTCTAGGCCAGCCTCTATAGCCTTCTCGTCATTCATTATGGGCTTGATTTCACTATTGAATGTGCCCTTAAGCTTGAAGTTCCTACCATCCAAAGCTAACGCTGCTAGCTGGGTTGGCTGAGTTTTTCTTGGGTTTCTAGACCCTGTTTCAAAGTCAAAAACAATTATATCTCTAGTGGCCATTGCCATCTCCTGTTACTAGTCTTCTGGTATTAATTCTCTAACCTTCATGATTTTATCTAGCAGGTTGATGCCCAATACATCAAACTTGACATGGCCCAGACTCTCTAGGTCAGACATTTCTAATCCTGCTATTTTTTCCCCTCCGCTTCGTTGCGCTACCATTGGGCATACTGTGCTTAAGATGTCTTTTGATATTACAACACCAGCAGCATGCTTGCCCTGTGTCTTAAAGGTTCCTTCGATACCAATAGCCTGCTCAAAATATTCAGCATAATCGCCATCTAGGTATCCCTGATCGTTGATAAAACAGAAGTCCCTTAGCTCATCGGGGTTGTTGATAAGTGCCCACCTAATAATAGACCTGTCTTCAATATCCATGTCTTGAAGTTGGTCAGATATGTCGGCCTCGTTTGGGATGCTTTTTGTAATTTCATTCATCTCCCCAAAGGAGCAGGCCTCGTTAATACGCAGCACCTCTTTGATTGCACTTCTTCCTTGAAGCCTGCCAAATGTAATCATCTGACTTACGTTGTCGTGACCATATTTATCTTTGAGGTACAATATGATGTCATCACGTTTCTTTCCGGGAACATCCATATCAATATCAGGTAAAGCGATATGATCTCCAGTGTTTCTACCGCTGTTATAAAACCTTTCAAAGAGTAAATCATACTCTATTGGATCAATCTTCGTTACCCCTATAAGGTAGGATATGAGACAGCCCGCAGCAGACCCTCGACCCGGACCTGAAAGCCAACCTTGATTTGACACAAACTTTATGATGTCCCAAACTATGAGAAAGTACCCAAAGAGATTGGCTTCTTTGATAACACCAAGCTCCTCTTTGAATCTGGCCACGTAAGTGTCTTCATCCTCCGGGTCTTCCACCTTACCCTGTTTTAGAATCTGTTCGCGCCAACCCTCTCTGCATAGCTGTGTGAGAAACTCTTCTTCCGATTCTCCTGATGGGGTTTCAAATGCTGGCAGCATAGGCTTGCTGAGTATATTATACTCTTCGCACTTGCTGACTATATCAGACACGGCGGCGGCGTCTGCGTGTTCGCAGTCTAAGAGAATCTCCGCAACTTCCTCACTGGTTGGGACATAGAATTTGTCCGAACTAAAGAACTTCAGCGTGGAAGAATCTATTTCCCCAGAGGAAATTTTCTTCTTTATCTTAGGGAGAGTCGTCTTGAGGCTAGAGCACAGGAGAACCCTGTGTAGATCAGCATCTGATTTGCTGGTGTAGTATGTCTGGGGGATAGCTTCAGAGGTAGCGTATGAATCTTCCCCTAGCGATGCATACCGCTTGTCTGATATGCATATTAGATTGTGCTTGTCGAAGATACGCTTTGACTCTGCGGAAGGTATGTTGCCTTCCTCATCCAGAGAAGATACTAGCTCAATCAGATCGTGCCAGCCATCTTTGTTTTTAGCGAGAAGTGTAAAGTTATCAAACGAGCAACCGATGATAGGTTTAATACCATGCTTCTTACACGCTTGATAAAACGAGACAGCCCCAGATACCGTCTTATAGTCGGTAATCCCGCAAGCCTTGTACCCGTTATCTCTACACTTCTTAGCTAGTTCTTCAGGCTTAGAAAACCCACGGAGTAAGCTGTAGTGGGTGTAGTTACAGATTGGAGACCAGTCCATATGTTTCTTTCAATAAGTTTTTTCAATTTTTGTCTGTACTATTATAGCACAGGCGGGCCTAAACGACACGCTTATTTTTCAAGTTTGGTCAGACTATCTTTGCTTGGTGGCGAGTTAGGCTGCTGCCCCTGAACGCAACCCGGACACATCTGCACTCGTGTATTTCTATGCATACCGTGAATGTGTTCTAGCCCCAATATTCTCTGCATTAGAATTGTTCTTTGTTGATATCCCTGTAATTGAATAACGCTTAAGCTTTGTGAAACTCCGTCGTCTGTTGGTTGATTGTTTTTATCTTTATCTACAAGCTTTAACGTTAACCCTAAATTTAAACCCAAACAAGCCAAGACAATGACAACAAAAGATGCTTTAAAGAATCTCATTCTACTTCCTCCATTAGTTCTGCTACAAAACCAGCTAGGTCTTTGAAGTAGGGATGCTGTTTGTCTTCCCAGTTTTTGAGCATTTCAGTAAGACGGTCTAGTATCATTGACTCTCTCTCGCTGAAGCCGGGGTATTCTGCCTTGGCTTTTTTTACAAACCTGAGAGTTCTACCATTCTTTGTATAGGTTCCCTTCCTTGCGTAATGGAATAGCTCTCCAGTGCGAGGGTCTTCATAGATAAAGACGTTGGAAGTCGTGTGAGTCAGATAGAGATCTGCTGACTCTATTATATTTAAATCTTCACAAGTCTTGCTTCTGCTCCGTTTATTGGGCATAACAGTAGCTCCCTTTAAAATAATTACCCAGTTAATTCCTTGATGGGATCTCTGTGGTCTAAGAGATACTGCGGCCTTCCTGTTCTATCTACTAATGTAGTTGACATCGTGTCTATTCCTAGCGCTCTATACATAGTGGCGCAAACTTCCTGTATATGTACTGGTCTGCTCTCTGGAATTTCTCCCAGTCTATTTGTTGATCCTATAACCTGACCGTGGTTAAACCCACCCCCAGCTAGGAGGGCACACGACACTTGCGGCCAATGGTCTCGTCCACCACCCTTGTTAATCTTAGGTGTTCTTCCAAACTCGCCCCAGACAACAACCATGACATCATCAAGCATGCCCCTCTCATCAAGATCTTTAACTAAAGCAGAGACGCACTGGTCTAGCTTTGCTCCGTGATCTCTAACTAAATCAAAGTTTGCCCCGTGGCTATCCCATCTTCCATAAGACAGGGTAACTGAACGAGCACCTGCTTCAACTAGTCTGCGAGCCATAAGCACATGCTCATTAACGGTGGGTGCTCCATCATACTGAAACTTAAATGGTTTCCCATCGCCGTATCGCTCTCTGATTTTGGGATCTTCTCTTGAGATATCAATAGCATCCACAAGTGAGCTGGACGTTAGCACGCCAAAGGCTTCTTCCGTAAAAGTGTCAGTGACAATAGCCCTATCTATACTCGCATTAACTCCAGCAAAGCCTGCTAATAGTTCTTTGCGATTTCTGAATCTGTCAACATCAAGATTCAGCTTAAGGTCTTTCATCATCTCACCATTGGGCTTGAAGGGCTTGTGGGTTTCCCCTAAGTAGCCTGCACCACCAGCTTCAGACCAAGGTTTGTGACTGGTTGGCTCAGCGAGACCAACAGCAACTGGAACGGAAAGATCGACTGGCCCTAGGATCTTAGAGGCACACGCTCCAATAGATGGATATGTAGTGCCGGAGACCATATCTTTTCTGCTCCACCCAGTAACACATTGATGGCCATCGTGACCACCATCAGACCCGATGACAGACCTGATCGCCGTGAACTTATCAAACATAGATGCTATCTGAGGAAAACATTCTCCTATCTGGATTCCTGCTACGGATGTAGAGATGGGCTTAAATGGACCCTTGATTTCGGAAGGTGCCTCTGTTTTGATATCCCACATATCTTGATGCGGAGGACCGCCACCAAGAAAGATATTAATTACCGCCTTGTGTGATGTCCCAGTTTGATTCTGAGCATACAAAATCTGCGGCATAGAGAGAACACCAAAGCCACCAACAGTTAGAAAGCTTCTACGTGATAAATTTAACATTGTCATTCCTCCTTACAGAATAACCTTGGCTTGTCCTTCCAATAGGTAACGTGGGCGACCACCCTGATCAACCCTCTGGATTTCCTGTGGAATTCCAAAGTGATCAAATAGGGTTGCAGCTACGTCTAAAGGTCCGACTTTGGATTCAGTTGGGTAATAAGCCTGATCAGCTTTTCCAATAACTCTACCGTGGTCGTAAGCTCCGCCAGACAACAGCATGGGTGTGATAGAAGGCCAGTGGTCTCGTCCAGCATTCTGGTTAAGTCTAGTTCTACCAAACTCACCAGTCACAACTAGAAGAACATCATCGGACATACCACTCTCATAGATATCCTGAACAAATGCAGCCAGAGCTTTATCCAACGGAGGAACTCTACCCTCAAGAGCCTTCTTGATGTTTCCATGCATATCCCACCCGCCATAGTGTACGGTTACAAACTTCGTACCAAATTGGGCAAGCCTTCTGGCTAGAAGCATTTGGTCTCCAATGCCTCCCTTGCCGTACAGTTCACGCATGGCTTCAGGTTCTTGTTCTAGATCAAACGCCTGCTTAGCATTGCCAAGAATAACATTAAACGCTTGATCTCCAATTTTACTGAAGGATCTCGCCTGCTGAGATGCAATCCTTTCTACTCTGTCTAGAGATGCAAGTAAATCTTTTCTTTCTGAAAATCTACTTACGTCAATTCTAGGTGTGAGATTATCCTTATTGGAAGGATCGAAGGGTTTATGCGCTCCCCCTAGGAAGGTTGGTTGTTCTCCCTCAATCTTGCCCTGCTTGACATATGCGGGCATTCCATTTAAAGGATGGTTAGAACCAAAAACAGAGGACACAATAGCCCCGTGACCGGGATACTCTGAGTTGGCAGTGTTCTCACGCTTTGGGTTATGATGTCCTGTCATCATCCAGTGAGTTGCCTGACGATGAGAAGAATCACCGTGAGAGAAAGAGTTGATAGCGGTGAGGTTATCACCCTGCTTAATCAGCTCTTGAAATAACCCCCCAAAGGCTAGTCCGTTTTTGTGAGTAACGGCTCCAGCCACGGGCTTGTGGGGATCTGGCACCACCTCAGTGGGGGCGTGAAAAGTTTCAAACTGAGTGGGGCCACCACCAAGCCATACCCATACAACTGATTTGTTGTTAGGTGAAACAAATGACTCTTGAGCAAATGCCCCATCAGAAAACGGGAGGACGCTTAGTCCTGCCCCAAGACCGCCGACTCTAAGAAAATCTCGCCTACTATAGTTGACATCCAGCATGACATCCTCCTGCTATATTTGTTAACCCGGAGCGTTGTAGTAACCAACACTAAATCCTTCTTTAGTGCATTTTTTTACGGTTTCCTTCATACCATGTTTATCAAGGTGCTCCTCTATATGTATACACATATTCTTCTCTGATCCCGGCCAGTTATTTTTATAATAATGGCAGAGCTTAGTACACTTCCAATGTTCCCTCTTGGCTGAAAGAGGGGCTGGCTTATTATTTAATTTAATCGTTTGGAATCTATCCTTGAGCATGTCAAGGAATTTCGCTTGATCCTTCTTATCAAAACACATTGAGAACGGGCCTCCGTCCTTCACATAGAATATCGTCATGATAGACTGTTCGTATTCAGGAAAAAGTTTAGAAATTGCGTAGTTGTATAATAATAACTGAGGGTCTTCACACAGTTTCTCGTATGTCTTCTCTTCGCCAGTGGCCCAGTCTAGTCTCCTTCCGGTCTTCCAGTCTATCACCTCTATTATACCGTCTTCAGCCTCTGTTACAAGATCTATTGTTCCTTTTATGGCCAAATTTCCAGAGATTTTCTCCCCATTGGGAAGTTCGTACTCGTATTTAGCCCAGTCTTCCTCTATTTCTATGTCGAAATGAGGCTCTGAGGCCACTACATTTCTAGTTCTTGGATCAAACTGCCCTTCGTTGTACTCAAAGACAACCCATACTAAATTAAGGCAGTTCTCTCTGTCTTTTGGTGTGAACTTATTTTTTGAGTTCTTGACATAGTAATCAAAGCTACGGTCAAGGACATCAATGGTAAAGAAGTCATCCATAAACTTGTCTCTGTGAATTTTAACCTCCCCCAAGGCATCGTCTTGAGAGATCAGAAATTTCTTTTTGGGATTATCTTGCATAAACTTCTTCAAGTCAGCGAGAACTTCCATAACCTTGTGGACTATGGTTCCCAGCTCAGCCTTTTTACCGCTATCTGTTTGGTGTCCCAATACATATGTCAGAAAATACTGCATCTGACAAAAAGCGTAGTTGTTATAGCTAGAGCTACGTATGTAAGTTACTAACATGTTCCTACCTCAAATAAAGTTCTTGTTGTAAAACTGCTCAACAATAGGAATAAACTCTCCTGCCGGGCAGTTATTTTCTAATACGAAGTCAAAGTTTCCCCAGTCAAAGTTCTCTTCATCCAAAGCTGTTTCGCTTGGGTGGGAATCTTCTTCATTGAATACTCTCGTAAGTCTTACCACATTTCCACCAGCCTTTTTTATTGCTTCTACCTCGTTTGGAAATCTAACATCTGGTATAATAGCAACTTGAGACTGTTCGGATTTAACTTTATTCAAGGCGTGGTTGATATGTACAGGTTCATACATGCGGCGCATTATATCGGTGCCAAAGTATTGCATCAGCTCCCGAGCTGTCATGTTTCCTCTGTTTTTATTTAAGCTGCTGTTTTCCCATGTTGGTACATCTTCCCATTTTATTTCTGTTGTTGTGTTTTTGTGTTCATCTGTGCCATACACTTGCTCTGGACTCAGCCCAAAGAATTCCATGCATAGTGACTTCAGCCCGTCAGCAAAGCTGTATAGTTTTACATAAGGCCACAGCTCTCTTTCGGCATACTCTGTAAAGCCATGATCCTTTCGTGTGACATCAAACACACCCCAACCTATTTCACCGGAAGCGTTAGTGGTTTCTATTACTAATTCACCTTTATTATCAACGTCTACATAAAAGTCTCTAATCATCCCCATAGACAGCATCACCCTGCCATTTATATAGTTTGCAAAGGTGTTCTTGCCGGATTGTTTTTTGCCGGATATTCCTAGAATTCTCATCAGAAAGTTCCCTCGACTTGGTTTAAAATTTTGGACTCAATATCTTCTATGGACATGGCACCCACATCCTTCCTAGTTAAACGAGGAAAACGTAAGCTAAACAGCCTGCCTAGTCTTCGTTGTATCTCGGTCTTTGACTCCCTGCCAGCCTGATCATTGTCAGTTAATACAACAAGAGTTGTCACACCGCTGCGCTCAAGCTTTATCTGCTGTTGTGCGCTCAATGACTTACCAAATATACTAACTGCGTTCACTACGCCTGCTTCAAATAGTTTCCAAACATCACCCTGACCTTCCGTTATGAACAGACAGGATTTTTGTTTTCCAGTTTCTATAGCCCTGTGGTAGTTATACAAGAAGTTTCTCTTGTCAAAACCCTTTGTAAACAAAAACTTGGGCTTTCTATAGTCTCTTGTTGTCCTTCCTATCTGGGCTATAACTTTAGATCCATCATCGTTATGAATAGGTATGACAGCTCTGTATACCATAGATGAACCTTTGTCAATACAATCGCCTACCTCAAAGTGTAGAAGTGTCTCATCTTTGTATCCCCTATCAGAGAAGTATTCTGATGGGTGGATAACACGGGAACAGGAATCAACACTAGACGGCTCGTCGGGTTGATCGCTAAGCTCACTGAATATATCAACCATCTTAACAAAATCACTAGGCTCCTCCACTTGAACTTTATTAACTTTGACATCTTTACTGTTTATGTTTAGTATCTTGCAAGACCAAAGTAACGCTTCCTTGAAACCGACTTCCCTATCTGCCTCCATTGACAACACGCCCCTTATGAGGCCAAATATATCATTATCAAAGTGCTGTTGACAATCTCTAGTCCAACATCGCCATATCTGTTTGTCTAACGAAAGGGAAAACGCCCTATTGTTATCGCTACCCTCGTGAGTAGGACACGTTGAATAAACGTTGTCCCCTATGATTTCATAAGTCATACCTAGGTTTCCGAGGACAAGCTCTATGTCCTCAAATAACATACTCTTAATCTTCTTTAAGTCCATTAGACTCCAACTCTTCTAGTGCTTCTCCATCAATCAAACCAACGTCGCCTTGGGGTTGTAGCTTAAACTCGTTTCTGGTCTTTAGCTCAGAAAGTTTAAAGTATTCCCCTTGCAAATTCATATTGATGTAGTCCCCGTCGTCTAAGCCCGCCCCATGGCGGGAGACAATTGGAACTAGTTTTCTATTCCCGGCTTTAGGCCCATCTTCAGCAAGTTCCTCTGGTGATTTTTTCTTGAATATACTGAAAGAAGTACACAGCCAGATCAACCTGTCGGAACCACTCACTGTGTCTGTGCTTTCCCTAGTGATACCATCTCTATTAAGCTGAACAAAGGATAGGCATGGGAAGTCGTACTTTACACATAGGTTGTGTAGGGCGGTTATCTGAAAACCCAAAGCCTGATATTCCTGTATGTTGTTTGTGATAGAGTTGGAAGACATGAGTTTCAGGTAATCATATATAACAACGCAGTCTTTCGTGTTGCCATATTCATCCTGACCTACATCCTGCATGAGCCAGCGTTTGATTATATTTACTATCTGTTCAAACGGTCTCCCCGCAACTGAAGTGTAGCTGTAAGGTATTGACTCTATTAGATTTACAGCATCTTCTATTTTCTCTAGCTTATTATCATCGTCTGCAAATTTGCCGGTGGAAACATCCCCCACGGGAACCCCACTGAGGTTGGATATAATCCTGTTAAGGTGATCTTCTTTGGACATCTCTGTGTCCAGCATTAGCACGGGCACGCCTTGTTTTGCGACATTGATAGCCACATTGTCTGCAAAAACACTCTTACCAACCTTGGGTCTTGCGGAAACCAAGTCTACGCATTTACGCCTCAAACCTCCACCTATAGACATGTCAAACCTAGGATACCCAGTCGATATTCCTACAATATCACACTTGTTTTCCTGTAAGAATTCTACGTATTCATGAACCCCGTCGCCTATCTTCTCAGGCCTATCGCCCCCGTCGTCTTCTCTCAAGAAGTCCATGACAGGGTTTTCTATCATGGATAGTATTTGGTCAACGGATTCAGAACCATTGATACCATCAACATCCTTGCCTATCTTACCTACCAGCCTCTTTATCTTTCTCCCCATCTCAAACTTTTTAATTTGAACGGCGAAGGACGGAACGTTGTCCTTGTTGACTGGGAAGTCAAATAGGGACTTAATGTACCTTAACTCTTGCTTGCTGTTTACTGAGTCGGATACTTTAAGTTGCGATGCTGCCGAAAGGATGGATGGCAAATCTACCTCAGAACCACCCGATAGCACTCGCTCTATACACTGGTAGAGGATTTGATTGTTGGTATTTTCAAATGTGTTATGGTCAATTATGTCGGATACCTCTAGGAACGCATCCAATCCGTACCTAATAAGGCCTGCAAGCACAGCCCTCTCAGCTCCAACGTCGCTTAATTGCTGCGGCATCAAAAACTACCTTCCAGTGCATTTGTTACATCGGTGAAATTCGCCAGATAGATATCGTGTGTCAGCCTTAAACTTCTTGCCACACACATGGCACTCGATTTCAGTCTTTGCTGGTGCTGGTTTCCTTCTAGGGGTTCTTTCAAACTCTGGAGTGTCTACGTCCCTGAGTTCGCCGGTATCACTCCAAGTATTTTTCTTAAACTTCACTGGTCTTTTCCTCGGTTGCTTGTTGTCGGTTCTCTTAACTGTAAAATCTTCACTGATAGCATGCGCATCTTTCTGTTTCTCCTCCGGTTCTTCTGTTTCAGTAGTTTTTTCTGAACCCTCTATGAGAGACTTCAACTCCTGCTTCTGCTCGTCGGTAAGCGAGCTTAAAAAGTTTTCCATACTCATAATCTTTTACCTTTTTCTAAAAGAATGTCGCCCTTTCTTTTAAGTTCATAAACCTTACCATCCATGGATTGCAGTCTAGCTTGCGCCACTTGTCTCATTTGATCACACTTGGCAGCATAGCTATTCTCCTTTATTATACTTTGTCGTTTAACCTCATGCTTGGTGTACTGGTCAAAATTATCTAGGTTAGCCACGACCAGCTTTTCTATTTGGTCTTCACACCAATCAAGCACAACCTTGTTTTTGTTTATCTCATCCTGAACGTAGGAAGCGTAACCATACAGCGTATATGCAAAATCAAAGTGCTCCTGCTGGGTTAGCGTGCTCATTCGTGATCTACGCATATTTGCTGCGTCTAGAAAGTCTTCGTGAAAACCAGCAAACCTAACGTTAGATAGGTCTATGTAATCATTAATTGATTCTATGTGTTTTGCTAGTCTGTCAGACGCCTTTAATTGCTGTTCGCCACTCATCATCACTACCTGAATATTTAAGTACTATTAATTCTATGTTGTTTAACTCACACCAGTCTTGTTTGTCTTCGTCTCTAGCTCTGGCTAGTAGAAAGTCTCTCTTGGTTTTGTGAAAGAATGGTATATGTTCATAATGTTGTCTGCCATGAACCTCAACTGCGATCATCATATTAGGAATAAAGAAGTCTAAATACAAGACAGATCTTCTATGGGAAGCAGTACTTCCCGGCAGCTTCACCTCCTCTAAAATCCTGTAGCTACTATATACTTCCTTTATTATCTTTCTGGCTCGCAGGTGGTGCTTAGACCTCCTCTTGGTGTCGTTGTTATAAACGTCATACTTAGAAAG